CTGTCATATTGGATAAAAACGTACCATTCTGCTCGTTATCATCTTGATAAACTTGGCTATTAATAAATGGTGAAAATATACTTTCATTTTTAAATTCACCTGTAGCAAAATCATTACCAATATCATCTATTTTAAGATGACCAAATACATTAACCTCTGGATATCTTTCTTTTATAGATTTGTTATATAAATCAACATCTTCTTGGTCTGAAAGTTTTACAATCTTTTTTTGTAGTGATGTTGTATCTTTAACTACTATTTCTTTTGATAAATCTAATTTATCTGTCCAATACTTTATGCCACCGCTTCCTATAAAATCATTATAAGGTTCTATTATTAAATTTCCTTCATCATTTGAATCTGCAGATATTACTAAGTTAAATCGTTGTATAATGTCTTTTAAAAAGTCTTTTTGTTTTATTGAAGAATCAATACAAGCAGGTACATCTATTTCGCTACCATAGGTTGTAGGTGAAAAATTTATTATAATGTTATTATATATGTCACCACAACCAACATCTAATAATGGAATACCTGCAGCAACATATGTTGTTAAATTTCCTAAATCCATTTTAGCAGTACCGCCTGATTTTTGAAAATTAAATGCTTCCATTGTTATACAAGCTGCATTACCTAATGGCATATTCTCTAAACTTAAAACGTGTGTAGGCATTTCAAAAAAATTATTTCCTGTAAACCCTAAAGAGTTCATAAAATAATAGACTGTATCGTATGATTCGCCATATTCAGGTAAATTATCATCTGTATCAAATGGTACTAATTGAACTTTTAAAAAAATAAAACCTGACTGACCTGCACTTGTTACATTTTCAGCATCTATAATATGCTTAACGCTTACCTCTTGCATAGTAGTTGAAGATTTTGTAAAATAGTTATAAGTACTATTCCAAGTATTATCAGGATCATAAGGTTCGCTACAATCACCTAGTGCAGTAGTTTGGTTAGCAGGTACTATTATAGGTCCTGTAGTTAAAGGTCCTGTATCATCACTACTAAAAGTATGCCAAGAACTTGTGTTTGCTACATTCATAGTTCCTGAAAATGATGCGACATTATCACTAACAGGTGCCACAGAACCCTCTAAATGGTTACAAGTTGTCATAAATAGCTTTCCGAAATACTGACTATTTAAAAAAGTAGAAGTATATGTAAAACCTGCTTTTGCAATTAATGTGTCAAAAAGTGTTTTGATTTGTATTGAAGGTCTAAATTGACTTATAGGCACAGAGTATTCCCAAGATGCTTTAGTTCCTATAGCATTTATTTCAGTCTGGTCTAATCTTAAATATCTTTTAACTGCATTTCCATCTTCATCAACCTCGTTTGGGTTATAGTAAAATTTATCTTCTGTAACAGAAATAGGGTAAACTATTTTAGACACACCTGCAGTAGCATCATATAAAGAAGCACCTGCAGTATTTTGTAAACTATTAGACCAAGAAGCAGCTAGATTTGTTTCATTAAAAACGTGATTATATTGATTGTCATACTCACCACTATCTTTTTTAAAAATGTCTTTCAGCATTTTATCACCAATTATACTAAACAGAGTAGAAGTAGAGGACATTAACACCACTTCATATATTTGTGCTTTTTGATATACTGCTTTTAATTGTAATGATCCTTCAAATTGCGGTACAGTACCTACATAAATTATAGCATCAAATTTTGTGGTGGTGTTAAAAACTAAAGTGTCTAAATTTACTTCATACCAATTTTGAAAGAAAGAATTATTATTGTCAGTAAATGGCAACTTAAATGTTTGACTATAGCTACCTTTTCTTGTTTCAGGTTCTTTAATATCAGAGAATTGAAAATTTAAAGAAACATTAGGTGCTTCTTGTAAATCTAATTCAAATTGCGTTTCTGTAGCTGAACTACTTGTAGCTTTTCTATATGCAACTAATCTTATATTTGACATTATGAATTGGTATTAAGTGGATTAGCATATTCTATGTTAAATGTATATTTTATTTTTATACCATCATTAGCAGTTGTTTTTCTAACAAAACTTTTATCTGTAATTAATACAGGTTCAGTAAAATCTGTGTCTTCATTTTCTATTATTTCAACATTTGTAGATTTAATTAATCCTTCTAATAAGTTTGCATCTTGTTCACTAATCCATTCAGTATTAATTGTTTCTTTAAGTATTGCAGTAGTGCTTCTAACTTTTTTACCACGTTGTGTATTGTCATAAGAATACATATCACTATTAAAATTACCTATCATAGATTCATAAGTATTTTTATCTACTTCTACTGTTTGTGATGACTTCATTTTAAAATTATAATAGTCATAAGCACCTAAACTATTACGCCATGCTAATCTTCGTGTTTTATACTCTTTACAACTAGCAGACTGCTTAAAAAAATAATAAGAATCAGATACTATGACATTTGATCCTGTTGTATTGTCTACTGCAAATATAACATAGTAAACATAAGAAGAAAAATTAGAAGGTCTTGCACTTGTGTTGATACTTTGTGCCTGTAAATTAGCAGGACCACAACCAAAATAAATTAATCTTTCTGCATCAGTATCTACTTCTGTTGTTCCTGTTAATGGAATTGCACCGCCATTAGCATTAGTATTGTCAAAAAAATATGTTCCTAATAAACTATTTGTGTTGTCATAGTATTTAAGCCCTATTCTTGCCGCTTTGCTTGAAAAGTCAACTTGACCATTTACAAATGCAATAGTGTGATAGTCAGAAGATTGAACATAATTAATTTTTATTTGTGCTGATCCTAAACCTGTAACAAGTGATGTTCTTGTAAAATCAACATTACTATCTTCTACATCACTTAAAAACTTACTAGTGCTTGAATTTATAGAATAACTTGCAAATGCAGTAGATGTTTGAAAATCAGCAGTACCTCTTGGAGTTTGTAGTGGTAATGATGCTGCAATATATCTTTTTGTGTCAATTACAAAAGATGTAGTACTTTCTGTAGGTATTTCTGTAGCTGAATTGCTAAATTGCTGATATGCTTTTACATATATAGTTTTTACTTGATTATAATTTTGGCTAAATGGTTTAGCTGCAACATTTGAACCAAGTGTATGTATTGACTTAGTAGTATCGTTTTGGTCTTGTCTTGTATCTTCTAATTGAGAATTAACAATAGACCTAACATCAAATATACCAATTACATTTGTTGTTCCTGTAGCGTGTCCGTTTGGTCGTTGTTTTATCTTGCCTAATAATGTTCCACCACTATTATCAATTCTAATTTCTAAAACAAATTTAAAATAAAATAAATCAGTTATATCAGTCTGTTCTGTTGTGTATGGTATTATTGGTGTCCAATTAGTAATAACAGGCACATTAGCCGTATCTGATATTGGTTCTTGTTTAAATGATATTATTCCTAACGCCATAGTTTATTTATGTTAATGATTGTTTTAAATTTAATTCTATATCATCTGCTAATGCTTCTACAATAGCATCTGCTTGTCTTGTAAATTGTTGTGTAAATGGTTTACTAAAAAATTGTGTTCTTTCTAATCCTCTTTGTGCTATTGCTCTACCTATTAAAAAAGCTGCACTCTTTATATTGTTTTTTGTTTTAGCCATAAACTTGCCATCAGTACCTCTTAATCTTAATGGCTTGTTAGCTATCCATTTTTCTACTACACCTTTTGCTATGTTTTTTTTTCTAAACCTAAATGGACTGCCTTGTCCTCGCATTCTACCTGAACCTTTAAAACCACCTGCACCTTTTACACCTTCATCTACAAATTGCCAATAATCTTCTGCTCTACCAAATTCAAATTCTAAAGTAACAGTATTTTGTTTAGCAGTAACTAAATAATCTAACCCTCTGTATAAAGCATTAGATTTAGTTTGTTTTTTCTTTTTTTTAAGTATTGACCTACTTTCCTTGACAACATTATTGCCAAGAAATTGCATCGCTTGTATGGTTTTATCAAATTGCATTAACTATTGGGTATTATTGGCACAATACAAAGATTGTTATCATTATTTACTTGCATACTTATTGTAGAGGACCAACCTGTTAAAAGATTGTCAAAACGTGCAGTAAATGGTTCTGCATTGATTGGTAAGTTTAAAAGTACTTCACCATCTACCCAAGATGTAGAATACAAACTATGCTGAAATTCATTTATAACATCTTGCATAATTTGTAGATTCTCACTTAGTGTATCTAACCTGCCTAATCTTTCTTTATTTGGTTCATCGCCTAATTCTTCATTTATCATATCTAGTACATAAATCGTGAAGTTATATGTCAATACACCTTTGTCAATTACTGCGGTTCCTGGTTCTGCATAAAGTATAGCATAATCTCTAGCACCAAGCTTATTAATATCTACTTCATCTAAAAACCCACTATGAAAAGATTTAATCATATAATGCTTTTCTGCTATTGTTTCTAAATATCCTACTACGTTTCTAAAAGTTATCATAGTTGCTTCTTTGTTTATTATTATAATCTTGAGAAAATGACAAATACGTTAGCACCTCTAAGATTGGTATTCTTGTTATCTTTTCTATGTTTAATATATTGTTGTTAGCTAAGGAATATAATACATTGTACCAACCCCACTTAGACTGCATTGTTACCACCTTTGCAGTTTCTTCTCCTGTGCTACTAAATAATTGTGCGAAATCCTCGCCAAGTCGCTTCCTAAAGTCAAAAAAAAACCTAACGAACTTAACGCTATATCCATTGGACAATCTTTAAATAGTTCTTCTTTAAACTCATCTGGGTTATAATCTTCTATGGCATATCTTTCATTCCTTTTAAATGTAATTTTTCTGTATAGTATTGACATTATAATATGTAAATTTTCTACAGGTTCTTTACAATAGCTTTCTAAATCAATATATTCACCTGTCGTAATGTTACTTAAATTAGGACAGAATCCATATTCTTCATCGTTAAATGTAAACACCTTTCTAAACTTTTCTTTTTTAGGTTCTGTATCAATCATTTTTTTGATAATAGCCATTATCTCTAATAAATCTTTATAAGGCATTTTCTTCACTATAAATTGTGTAGTGTTGCATAATAAAGACAAACTTTTTATTATCTTGTTTTTCTCACTTCCTTTTCCTTCTTGTATCTTAACATATTTTTGATACGTTCCTATTGTTATATCAGACCAATTATCAGGTATTATTAATTTAACTTCCTTCATTACTAATAAATATAAATTATGATTATTTGTTTTTTTACAATATATAGTATTTACCGCTATGGTTAATACTTAGCTTATTTAAGCATAGATACCGCGTTGCGTCAACGAGATGATCATTTACTTTTACAGGTACATTTAAAACATCACCATTTTTGTCTGTGGCCCATTTGTAGCTACGAAACTCTTTAATAGCGTTAAGACTATCTTTTGTAATGTTTAGCTTATATCTACGCATTATATCAATTCCTAAATGTATTCCTGCACCCTTTTTAGCAGGTTTTATATTAAACCCTTGTCTATATATTTCTTCTATTGATTTAGGTTCTGCTGAATCGCCTATTATTTCTGTGTTCCTATCTATGCCAAGTTCTTTCATTTTATTAGCAAGATCAGTATTAGTCAATCTTTTTTCATATAGCAATTCTCTAATGTATAAGCTGTCATCTAATTGCCTTACTTCTACTAATGCAGTAGGACTATTAGTAAAGCCAAAGTCTAAACCATAGCCAATTAATCTGCCTTGCACATCATCTACTAAATTAAACTGCCTAAATATCTGTGTACTAACACTACCAATTTCACCCATACCATAAACACGCCAATACTCAGGATCAAGGTCTTTTAATCTTTCAATCTCTGCTATTGTATCTTTATCTAAAAATGGATTAGCTAAATATGTTGACTTTAAAAATGTGCAATCATCTCTAGTTATTACTTTTTCATATATCCAAGAATATGGATCAGATGGATTATAGTCTAAATATATTTTTCCTGAACATCTTAACGTAAGCTGCACCCAGCTTTCAAAGTCAAATTCATTTGCCTCGTTAAGCCATAAATAATCACGTTTACGCCCTCTAATCTTCTGCGGTTGATCTACACTAATAAACTCTAATAAATTGCCATTAAGCATATAAGATAGTTCAGACTTATTATGATTGGCTTGATTGTATAATTCTAATTCTTTAAGGATATTTAATACATCACGATATGCAGTACCCTTTAATGCAGGTAATGTTTTTCTACATATTGTAAATACTTTGCCTGTTTCTTCTAAACATTTTACAATAAATAACTGACAAAGCGAATAGGTCTTAGAACTCCGTGTACCCCCTTGTAGACACGTGATTCTTGTATTAGACCTATACGCCTTGTGAAATACATTTGTTGTCTTAATCTTTCCCTGTATCAATAACTTCTATTTTAAGTTCAGTTAATGGTTTACCACCACTTGTAATATCTAACTTTTCTGCATATCCCCTATCTTTAGCTTTAGACTTTAGATAGAATATGATACTTGTTTCTTTTCCAGAAGATATATTTTTTATTAATTGTCCTTCTACATAGTCTATCTGTGCTTCTTTTATATCTTCTACTGCTTTAGCAAATTCAGTATCTTCTTTTAAGTATCTATAGTATGTGCTTCTGCTTATATTACCTGCCTTTTTACAAGCGTGATATATTAATCCTTGCGTTTCTTGTAACGCTTTTAATAGTTTCTCTTTTTTATTCTGTGCCATTTGTATTATTTTATCTTAACATTATAACCTTTTTGTTTAAGGTCATTGTACAATTCTTTTGCTTTAACTAAATCATCTTCTTTAATAGTTATTGTAGCACTATCGTCTGTGTCCTGGTCTATCTTATCTATATTAATATCTAAGTCAATGTGCTTAAAACCCCAATCAGTCAGTTCATCTATATCAAATTCATTAGCTAAAATATCCATATCAAAATCACCTGTATTTTTATTTAGTCTTATGTTTAATTCTCTTTCTTCTTCTTTGCTTAAATCTAATACTACACAATCTATTTCTGTATGCTTTAATTCTTTGCATATTTTATAACGCTGATGTCCGCCAATAATAGTCATATCTTTATTAACTATAATAGGATCAACTAATCCAAATCTTTCTATAGACTTTTTTAAGTCGTTATACTGCTTTGTGCTAATCTGTCTTGGATTATACGTTGCAGGTTTTAATTTATTTATTTTTATTAATTCAATTTTCATATCTTTTATTCATTACTGATTTAAAAGAATCTAAAACTTGTTGTCTAGTTCTTTTTATTTTTTTATTTCTTTCAACATATAAATATGTATGTATTGGTTCACCTGTTTTTTTGTCTGCAAAGAATATATTTTTATTTCCTTCACAATATAATAACATTACATCTTTTTTAAAATGTTCAGAACCTTTAAACTCTATAAATTCCCAATCATTTAAAATCCACCATTTAGCTTCATTGTATGTCATTTCTTCTATTTTCATATTTCTTTAAGTATTCTATGTTGTAATATATTTGCTGACATACTAATTCCAAATGCTTTATTTTGCAGAACATATTAAACATTGAATCACTTTCAGCTTTATTATGACAATCTCTACACAAACCCATAAGGTTTTCTATATAATCTTTAGAATTTGAACCACCCATGCCACGCCTTTCTAAATGGTGTATGTCAACTGCTCTATCTTGTTGACACATTTCGCACATTATGAAGTCTGTTTCTCCATAATCAAAAAATGTCATATATACTTTAGTATGCTTTTTCAACTCTTTTTGGCATTTTATGTAAGTCATCACTAGGCAAAGACAATATAAAATCTCCATCACAGAAGCAACATTTACCCTTCTTAATTAAACTAATCCTTGTACAACTAATGCAGAATCTAAATATCTGTTTTACCTTATTCATTTTTGCAACTATTTTCATATACCTTTTTTAATTTGCTTAATGTTTGTTGAACACAACTACCACAACCTGATGCTTTTTTATTAGCGTTAAAAACTTTATTATATAGCTTAACCATAATAGCTTGATCTTGTGCAGTTATTCTATCGTGTATTCTTGGCAATACTTCTTCGTATATTTTCATTTCATCTTCTGTAAATTGTCTTACAGAATTATATGGAAATGCTTTATTTAATAATTCTTTTCTCTTTTCACAATTACAAGGAATACCTGTTACTTCACTTATTTTATCTACTGCTGCTTTGATGCCTGTTGCTTTTGTAATGCGTTCTATTGAATCACCAAGTCCTTTACTTTTTGTCATTTTGTAACTTTTTTAAAATTTTATCTTTTACTTTTTCATCATCTATAATATCCAGAAGTTTGTGCAAAGCATAAGAAGCAGCTTCATTTATCTGCATATCAAAACCTTCCTTAGTTCCTAATACATAAGTCTGCCCTTTTTCATCACCAAAAGAAACCATATTATATTTCTTGATTAATGTAGTATCTGCTTTTTTTATTGCTCTAAGTATTCTGCTTTTCTTCATAATATAGCTGCTAATAAAAAAACAAACACTACAAATGTAACAATGCCAACAAATAAGTCAGCAATAATATCTTCTTTATCTTTCATTTTTTAAATAGTTTTTTACATTCTTAATTGCTTTGTAAATAGTAGCCCTAGATATTCTAGTGGCTTTAGCTAATGAGTTTAAACTATGTGAATCTCTATAGTATATTCTAAATAATTCTGCATCAAACCAATATAAATCTTGTAGCTTTTTTTCTATCCATTCTAAGCGTTCTTCTACTTCTTTTTTGTCTTTTATTGTATAAGTAGTATTGTCTGCTGTTATGCTTTCTATAGTAGTTGTAGTATGAAATTCATAATACTTATTGTATTTGTAATAGTACCTGCTTGTTTTAGAATGATATTGGTTTAGCATTACTCTGGCTATGTAGAATGTTAATTGTTTTTTCTTTATTATTTCATTTATCCTTTCTTGGTCGCATTTATAAAGTTCTTCAATTACAAAACTTAATAAATCATCTTTGCCCTTTTCACCTGCTATATTGTAAGCCATATCTTTTAGCTTGTCATAGTTCTCTATCAGGTATTTATTTAGCATATTTTAATTATAGAAGGTATATTTAATTGCTTTAGTAAGTTATATTCTACATTAGATATTTTACCTATTTCTACTTCTGCTATATTGTCAAATCTCTTTTGTAGTTTCTTATAAATATAATTTTCTATATTATCATTTTTTTTCAAATCTCGTAAAACAAAAGACATCTCAGCACCAGAATCAAACAAAATTGTAAACAATAGACTGTTAGTATCTACATAATCCCAATATAGTCTATCTTTTCTTGTATTAAAAAATGTCGGTTTTCTTTTCATTTTATATATCCACTCATATAGGTTTCTATAACAGCAATAGCAGTATCTAAGTCATAGCATATTTCTGATATATAACCACGTTTATTTAATTGTTCATTCCAATACCATTGGTGCTGTGTAGGTTTATTATAACCAACTTTTAATTCTATTGCTAACCCGTGCCATTTACCTATCGGTTCATAAATAATAATATCAGGTATTCCTTTTTTATAACCTGTCGCTTTAGCTTTGTTTCTTTGACTGTGATACTTTTGGTATTGTCCACCCATTGTAGAACAATATAAATAACCCTGTAAGTCTAAATACTTACAGACAGCTTTTTGTAGTTCGTATTCTTTCATCTATAAAATTTATATATTATATAACTAATAAAAGGCGTAGAAAATAATAGTGTAATAATGTTTAAATGTGGCTCTCCACATATTCCTAATATATGCTTTATTATTTCCATTATTTCTTAACCCATTTAGCACCAGCATTAGGATTGTATTCTGTCACATATCCAAGATTCTTTAAGTGCTGTTCATATTCTTTCTGTGCAGAAGTATCAAGCCTTTTCATTAATAAACTATCGTAATGATCTGGAAACCTATTCTTTTGTTTATTAAAGCCATTACTCGCCCACCTCTTTAATCTTCTACCTATATCAAATGTCTTTTCCATTTCTGCTCTAAACTTACTTCCTGACTTATTCTTTTCAGTCCAATATAAAAAAAAGTCTTTTTTATCACTATCACTAATATCTTCTATTGAGTGTATGGAATTTTTAAATTCCATTATTCTTTTTTCTATACTTTTATTTACTTTACTAATACTCTTATTTACTTTACTAGCATTGCGGTCGCTATGCGATTGTATTGCGGTCGCATTATTCCAGCGTTTATTAGCATTTTCTTTAGCTTTAATACTCTTTGTATTTATTTGTTCTATGTGATTATTTAAACGCCTAGAATAAAAACAACCATCTTCTATAACAAATAAATCAAAATCTTCTATTACTGCTTTTAATTTATCAGGATCACATTGTAAGCCATAAGCCAATATATCATATTGATTTGTGCAGATTTTATTTTCTTCTGAAAATAGTAATTCTAATACTGCCCAGAAGATTCCATATCCTTCATAACCAAGACTTGCCCTTAGTTTTATTATTCTAATATCATTTCTTGCAGATGAATCGTGATTAAAGTATGTTTTTTTCATAATAATTTATTTATGATAATGCCTGTGCTATAGAGAAAAAAAAGTAAAAACATATAAACAAGAATAACACAGGCACTATCGGAGTTAACTAAAACGGGGGATTACTCATATTAAGATCGTCTTCAACAATAATATCTTTTATTGCTAAAGTAGTAAAAAATTTGTCTTTCCATTGATTACATTTAATGTAAAATTCAATTCTAGCAAATTTGTCTACCTTAATACTTTTTCTTCTAACATCAATAGATGCTTTTCCAAATATCTCAAATTGATACTTGTTTTCAAAATCTGTATCATCTTCTATTGTGATGTACATTTTTTCAGCTTGATCACCATTTTTTAATGTTATATTTTCTGACTTTACGTCTATTATTTTACCTCGTATATTATACATATCTATTTATTTTATTAATTATTATTTCTTTTAAAATCATCTGATTCCATTTCACCAAATACATTATTTTCATAAAAACCTGCTAACTTTAAACAAGCTCTGGACATAGCACGTTTTTCTGCCATAGCTACAGGATATGAATTTTGATTATTCATAGGTGCAGCTTCGCCAAAAGTTTCTATTACTTTATCGCCCATTTTTGCAGTTGCTTTTATTATAATACATTTAGTATCTGTAGAATTAAATATAAGTTCATATTTTATATCTATATTATTTGCAGCTTGTATTTTATCAATACCACTTCTTGTAATAATAGTATAAAATTTATGCTTAAAATAATCTTCATCTGTTAAATTGTTTTCTATAAACAACCGATTAAGTATTTCTTGTTTTGTTTCTTTCATAACTAAAAAGGTTTTATAAATTTAACAATATCCAAGTCTATTAAGTCACATAATCGTTCTGCATCTGTGACAGTTAATTTACAAGGATCTTCTAATTTTTTTAAAGTTGTAGGGTATGACCAATCTAATGCTTTAGCCACCTGCATCTTATTCATTTCTTTTACAGACATAGCAATTCTAATTACTTGTCTACGCATCATTCGTGAATTCATATATATTTATTTTAAATTAAAAGACAATTATAATAATTATATTTAACATTATATAAACTATATGCCAATAGTTATTAACAATTCTAATGTTAATAAATAAAAACAAAGGTTTATAAAAAGTAAAGATTATTTAATATATATTTGTGTAAACAATTAAAACAAGTATAAATTTAAAACATATAAAAATGACTGAATTTAAATCAATATATAATAAAGAAGAATTATTATTATTAGACAAAGACTTTTTAATTAAAGTAATTTTAAGACAAGAAAGAGACATACATAACTTAGAAGAAGAAGTTAAATTAACTATTAGAGAATGGAAAGAATCATTAAAATCAAGATAATTATGAAAGCAAGAATACTATTAATAATATGTTCAACCTATATGATAGGTAGATTTTTAACTACAATAATTTTTGGAATATGAAAGAAGAAGTATCAAATTGTTGTTCAGCTAAAATCTATGAAGAAACAGATATTTGCACAAAGTGTAATGAACATTGTTTAACCATTTTAATTTAATAATATGAAAGACTTTAATTTTAAAACAGGTACTCATAAACAGATTCTTTATGACTATCTATTATTAGGAAAATCAATTACAACCAGAGATGCTATTATTGATTTAGGAATTGCAGATCTTCAAGGCGTAATTCGAGATTTAAAAAAAGCAGGTGTATGTATTGAAACTAGAGATCAAAAAGTTAGCACTAGATACTATAAAGCTGATGGCTCACCTAAATACGCTTATGTGCGTTCTTATAGACTTGAAACGATATTTGATAGAAACATACATACAAGCGTTTATAGAACCGCAGAGGATCAAGCAGAATGGGATATTAGTTCTGACGTGCCAGATGATGTTATAGAAGATATGGAAAAAAGACATCAGGAACATCATAGCGGTAATTGTTCTTATTTAGGAATAGACAAAGGAATGGTGTCTGTCCTGCAAGACAGGTTAGACAGAAACAAGTAAATAATACTTATTCTATTTAAGGTTTTTAATCAATTCTCTAAAACGCTTACTCATACCTTTAGTGTCATAAACTTTATTATAGTTTTTGTCATAGGTATAGTAGGCGTTTAGCTTGATCTCCTCGCTATATATGTTACTATTTTTGCTCATATTATTATAATTCCATTAGTAAATATACTTAATTTACTTTACCATTCCAACGCCCACCCTTCTCCAACACCATAGGTAAAAGTTTTGGCTGTCCATTTATTATAATTCCACAACCTAAAATAACTCTTGCAGAATTAACCTTATTATATGCAAACGCTAAACTATGGTCATCTATAAGACAGCCTACAGCCATATTCCACGAAAGCGACAAAGGTGAAGATGTGTAATTAATTTCAAAAGTAGTGTGATAATGCCCCTGAACAACGCACATTCCCATTTCTTTTGCTAAAGCTAATCCGTTTTTTTTCATTCCGTGCGTCATAAACAACCATTGTCCATTATTCATTTGAAACTTGTAATCAGGATACCATTTCCACCCTTTACCAACACCAATTACTTCATTATAATCTCTTAACATATAATTTGGTATTCCGTGTTTTTTTCCACGTCTATACAACATTGATCCGTGATTAGAATGAACAAGTGTCATCTCAGGAAAAAGTGCTTCTAATTCTTTAAAAACTTTACGTGCTTTAAGCGTTTCATTATGTTGTGTTGGTAGTGATGTTTCAGAATCGTGCATAGAAATTCCGTGGAAGTCTGCTTCATCACCAACATTAAAAATGTGATGATTAGGGTTTTTATCTTCTATATTATAATGTTCTTTGACAGCTCTAAGAAATTTTATACTGTCTTGGTGGTGGTATGGAATATGCAAGTCTGACAAACATAAAATAATTTCACCATTATTTTTTCTATTGGCTTTAATTAAGTCATATTCTGACTCTGTAAGTCTAGGTCTGTATGGTCGTAAATTATCTATTTGTTTCTAACTTTTTCAATACTTCGCCCACCAAAGTAAGCACCAATCACCGTTATAAGTGTTAATTGTAACAAGTCTATCCAATTACTTTTAACTTCAAAATTAATTGCACCTGCTTCAATAAAAATTAGTAGCACAGTAGATACCACTAAAAAAGCTAATGTCAAAGGTCTTATGTTTGCAGGTAACCAACCTGCTTTAGCATCTGCTTCCCAT